ACGCCCCTCGATGATTTACAAGTTGAAGAGATTGATAACGACGAAGTTCTCATTGGAGATCCAGAGCTTGACGAAGTGTCGGAAGACGAAAGTAATTTTGACGCAAATCTCGCTGAAGTTATTGACGACAATGAGCTGGCTCGAAAAGGTCAGACACTTATTTCCTATTACGAGAATGACCGAGAGGCTCGATCCGAGTGGGAAGATCGATATAAAAAAGGTTTACAGACGCTAGATCCTGACGGTGGACTGGATGAGTCGGAAGAGGAGCGTGCGACACGAGGTTTGTCCACAGTTGTCCACCCAATGATATCTGAAGCTGCAACTCAGTTTAACGCAAAGGCAATCGCAGAGCTATACCCAAGTGGCGGTCCTGTTAAGACTGTCATTGTGGGTGATCCCAATGAGGAGCTTGAGGAACAGGCTCGACGTGTTCGGGAATTTATGAATTACCAGATTACGCAGGAAATGCCAGAATACTTTCCCGACTTAGATCAGATGCTATTCCAGTTGCCCCTGGTTGGTCAGACTTTCAAGAAAGTTTGGTGGGATGCAAATATGGACAGGCAATGTTCCCAGTTTGTCAAGGCAGAAGATTTCGTTGTCGCCCCAGAGAGTAAGGATTTATATACCTCACCTCGATACACGCAAGTTATCCGAATGCCGAAGAACGACTACAATCGGTACGTTCAATCTGGCTATTACTTGCAAGTTGAGTACCAGGGAGGCGATCCAGATCCGTCAGGTGATGTAATCGGTGAGATCGAGGGTGTAGATCAGTTTGGCGATGACGCACAAGATAAAGTGATGACGTTGCTTGAGATGCACGTCTACGATACTTTTAATGGGATCAATGACACTGACGAGGATGAAGATGAGGATACAGTCGTCGGGTTGCCCTACGTTGTCACGATTGACTACGACAGCGACACCATTGTCAGCATAAGACGTAACTGGCGTGAGGAGGATGAGCGCAAACTTCGACGTGACTGGTTTGTGTCTTACAAGTTCCTACCTGGCCTTGGTTTTTATGGATTTGGCTTATTCCACCTCATCGGTGGACTTGGCAAGGCGGCCACTGGATCACTTCGCGCATTGCTAGATTCAGCCGCGTTCTCAAACATGCAAGGTGGATTTAAGTTAAGAGGCCGTGTGAATGGCGGTGAGCTGGAGGTTAACCCAGGCGAGTTTGTTGATTTAGATTCGACAGTTGACGACGTGAACAAGGCGATTATGCCACTGCCATTTAAGGAGCCAAGCCAGTCACTGTTTAACTTGCTTGGATTTATAGTTCAGGCTGGACAGCGATTTGCCAGCACAGCGGATTTGAATGTTGGGGATGTAAACCCTAATGCACCTGTGGGTTCGACAGTAGCACTTATTGAGCAAGGCTCTAAGGCTTTCTCCGCAATCCACAAGAGACTGCATTACGCGCAGGGGCAGGAGTTCAAATTGCTCGCTGATCTCAATGCCGAGAACCTGCCCGAGTCGTTTACATTTGCGTTATCGGGCAGTAGCGAAGAAGTTTTTGCAGCAGACTTCAACGAGCGTATCGATGTTATTCCTGTAAGCGACCCCAACATCTTTTCCACGGCACAGCGTATTGCACAGGCTCAGGCTATTTTGGAAATGGCGAAGGCGGCTCCACAGCTCCACGACATGTACTCCGCATTCAAGAGAATGTACGAGGCAATACGGATACCCAACATTGACGAGGTCTTAAAGAAACCTGAAGAGGCTGTCATGCTTGACCCGATTGACGAGAATATGAGCGTCATGTACGGCAAGCCAATTCGAGCCTTTGTCGAGCAAGACCACGACTCGCACATTGCAGTTCACATGCAATTCATGCAAGATCCGACGTTGGCTGGCAACCCAGCGGCTCAACAGACAATGGGGCCAATACTACTTGCACATATTGCAGAGCATATTGCGTTACTTTACAGAATCCGCATGGAGGAAAGTGTGGGCGTTCAGTTGCCAGTATTGCCAGACTTTAGAGACCCAGAGTTTAAATTTGAGGATATTAATCCTGAGATGGATCGATTAATTAGCCAGAGAGCGGCTCAGGTTGTCCAGGAAGCTCCGCAAATGCAACCAATCCCTGCAATGCAACAGGCAATGCAACAGCAACAGGGTCAGCAAGGCAATCCGCTACAGTACGCACAGCAACTCGCACAACTTGAGGCTGAGGCACTGAAGGCAAGGACACAGTCACAAATCGAGGCAGATCAGGCGAAGGCTCAGTCAGCAATTCAAATCAAGCAAGCTGAGGCACAGCAAGATATGCAAATCGATCAGATGAAGGCACAGCAAGACTTACAGGCTAAGATACAGAAGCTGGAGGCTGAATTACAGCTTGAACGTGAGAAGAACGCCTCTAAGATACAATTAGAACGTGAGAAGAACCAAGCGGAGATGCAAATGGAGGCTATTAAGAATGTCACCGAATGATATTTTAGAATCCATTAGGCCAATTAATCCTTCTGCATTTGGTATGACAAGAGAGCAAGCGATGATGATGCAACAAGGTCAGCCAATGCCTCAACCACCAGCAAGCTCCCCTATGCAAGGTGGATTGGATATGAACCAGTACCTCATGCAGAAGGTGCAAGACATTAGACAGAGAATGGGTAAGGGTGACATGGGTGCGTTAAGTAGCGTCACCGCAGCGATGCCTAAGCCAAACATGCAAGGAGCGTAATATGGCATATAGTGACTTAGGTATGAGTCCAGGACAAGCCCAGGCAATGGGTGGAGGTTATCAAGGTGGTGACACAGCAGGAGACCCTGGTGGCTTTGCAGAAAGTTTAGGAGAAGCTCCAGGAGATGGCGGTGGTCTTTTTAGCACAGTAAAAGGTTTTGTTGATAAAGTATTTTCTGGAACAAACCAAAAAACCCAGAAGACAGTTCCCTCTAGCCAGAACTTTTTCCAAAAAAATAAAAACATGCAAGCTCTGCTGGATAAAGGCTACACAATAAGCGATTCAGGAAACGCCCTTTATGCACCTTACAACCCGAACTTAGTGTCAGCTAGAGAAAAAGCTGAAAACGAATTTACAGGCATTGCTCCTGAAGTTGCATTTCGCAGTACAGCGGCTAGTATTAATCCTGAGACAGGCATGATGTTTAGCGGTGGCGTTAAGGGTGGCGCACTGGATAAGTTAGCCAGATCCATGATGACACCACAACGTGCAGAGCAAAACAGAAGCAGAACAGCAAAATACGCTGACCGAAGTAGAAAGATGAGAGGTCAATTAAAAGGAAGTGGAGTTGTACCAAGGACTGGAAACCAAGGCGTGTTTGGGTTTCTTGATTTAGACAAGGATGGCGGTATATTTACGTCAACAGATCCGTATGGAACTGTATATGGCATGAGTAATGAGGCTATTTACGACCCAAGTTTACCTGAAGCCTATCGAGGCATACCAAGTGTTTACGCGGCTAAGACTGGTGGACAGGTAAAGACTGACCCCAACCCAACGCTTGTTGAGCAAATTGGAAGTTACGTTATGCCTGGAGCTGGTCTCGCAAAGTTAGGTCAATATTTTTTCCCTGGCACAACTCAAGAAAACACTCAATCAAAAATGGTTAGTAACAATAATCAAATCAACAAAGATTTAGTGTTTGGAGAAGATAATTTGACAGACCAACAGATTTTATCTAACCCAAATTACAGCTATATGGTTCCAGATTACTTAATGCCTCCAGAAATTATTGGGTATAGACCAGATGGAAGCCCTGTCAGAGCAAGTGATCCAGACGCAGCTCGATGGCGAGGGGTTGGAATGTAATGAACTACAAAGGCAACTCCAGATTTGGTGCATTACCCCGACGCACAATGATTGCAAACCAGCCACATATGTTGGCATACATTAATCCCCAAGAGGAAATGTTACTGCGTCAACTGGGTGGTGCTGGTGAGCCTGTCGGACCTATGGGAATACCTGCCTATTATTTTGGTTACGGTGGTCAAGAACAACCAGACGCAAATTTTGGTTATGAAGCTCCTGGTGGTGGTGGAGGAGGAAATCAAGGTGTTTCAGTAAATGACTATAATAATGCAATAGCTAGAGCAAACCAGCCGCTTGAAAGAGGTTACAATCAAGATGCCAGAAATAGAGATTTAGCAACAATTGACGCTTATAATGCAAGTTTTGCACCTGTTAACGACCCATCTGAAATTGCTACACCTACTATATCTTCACCAGTTTCTATAGACTCTGGCATGGGTGCTGCTATTGACGCTAATGATGGTGTGAGTGACATAGGTTTAGATGGTGGTTTTTTAGGTGTATCTGACGGTGGTTCTGGGTATGTTGACTCTGGCATTGATGTATCTGCTGGTGTAACTGGAACTGATTTTGATTTTGGTATGGGTAGTGTTGATGGTGTTGGATCTTCCGCTGGTGAAGGAGATGTTGGCATTACAATAGATCCTTATGACAATCCTTACGCGATAGATATTACTGACACAAATATTTACACAGAAAATCCCGACGGAACGTA